TAAGGAGAAACATTATTATTATTGTATTCAGAACTATGCGAGGATGTTATCGACGCGGAAGATTCTGTAGTACTGGTTAGTCTTGACAGCTGCGAGAGTGTCAGTTGGACCACCTGTTACGAATGGGTTAGAGATCATGCCGTAGCGAGTCTTGAACCCGATACGTGGCTGGAAGTCATTCTCACCAACTGCACGTACCATTGTCAATGGAACGTATGGGCAATAGAATACACCAGCGTCATAAGCGTTAGCACCCTTGTAACCAACAGTACAGTAGTCTGTAGACGCATATGGGTCAATGTAGACTTTGAGGCGACCATTCAATGTACCAGCAAATGTGTTACCAGTGTCATCGACGTTCAAGTTAGTTGACAGCGCAGGAGCGTAGTCAAGCATACCTGAAGCAGCAAGTGCAGTAGCAACGTCAGAAGAACAAAGGATGAAGTTACCCTTTCCTCTACGAGTTTCTTTTGCAATTACGTTAGCTTCACGATCCAATTGTACAATCAGACCCTTGAACTTCTCTACTGACCAGCGGCCGTCTGCATCTGTTGACAAGTCAAAGATACCGTTAACAGCTGTAGAAGCCTGAAGAGCACCTGTCTTAGCTTGTGAGTTGATAGTACGGACAACTTCACGGTTGATTTCAGCCAAGATTTCTGTAGACAGAATATTTGAAAGTTCTGTCTCAGCGTCAAGACCATGAATCGCTTTCAAGTCTTGAGCCAATTCCAAGCTGTAATCAGCCTTCAGCGCACGAGACTTAGCTGTAACAGTTGCTTTCTCGATTGTGAAGCCCATTTCTCTGAATGCAGACGCAGGAGCTGAACCAGTAGAACCAAGACCTTCAGCGTTAGCTGTTGTCATTGCTCCGCCGAAGATGTCAGTCAAACGAGCGTCATCTGCAGTTGAGTCAGAGTCAAGGTTAGTAACGTTCAGACCTGAAGCATTGTCAGAGTCATGAGTACCAGCTGAGTCACCTGAGAAGTTAGTCTCTGCTTCGTTGAAGAGAGCTTCCCGGTTAGTAGTAGAACCACCGTCATATCTTGCCTTCATTGCAAAGATAAGACCTGTAGGACCAGTCATTGGCTGGACACCACAAATGTCATATGCAATCATGTTAGGCATTGCACGGCGGATAAGTGAAATCAAGACAGGATCCCAGTTGTCTACTGAAGCAGTAGCTGTACCAGGAGTATCTTCTGTCAAGAAGTTGTGTTGTGCACGCTGCTCGCGAAGCGCCTTTTCTGTGTTCTCAAGAACAACAGCAGTAGTAGCTTTACGATGCGAGTCTTGAATGGATCCAGCTGACTCTTCGTTGAGTACAGGAGCCCATTTTTTAACTAGATGATCGTATGATTCCATCATTGTTAGGTTTCCTTTTATTATTGTGCAGACTTACGGATAGCTCTCAAATAAGCATCCATAGTACTGTTAGTTTCAACTGACTCATCAGCATCTTCTGATTCATCAGCTTCTAAAATAGTAGTGTCAGTTGACTTAGTCTTGAAGTATGACTCTTTAACAGTCGCTACTTTAGTAGCAAAAGTTTCTTCATCTTCAAAGTCGATGTTACCGACAAGGCTCTTAAGCTTTTCTACCTGGGTATCAGCTAGATCCTTTGAAGACTCACGGATGATAGCATCACGCTTATAGCCTTCCAGCTCTTCTGCCATTGCAATAGCTCTAGCAGTAGATTCGTTAACAGCAGTTTCAAGTTCTTCAACTTGCTCTGCCAAATCGTCAACGAGATCAACTTTTGACTCAGGAACTTCGATGTAAGACTCAGTGAACAGATCCTTAAGGTTGTTCATAAAGTTCTCAGCGATTTCAGTTCTAAGACCAGTTTCGATAGCGACCTTGTTTTCTTCCATCCATGTTTCAACTACGTAGTTGAGATATGAATCGACTTTCTCTACCATATCTTCTTTAGTCTGAGAAATTTCAGACTCAAGCTCTTCTTTGTACTGAGTTTCTAGTCTGTCGATTTCTTCTGAAATTTTAGACTTAACAGCTGCTTCGAAGATAATACCTGTCTTTTGCTTAAACTCATCAGAGAGAGTAGCTTCAGACTCTACCAAAGCATTTAGATCTTCAGAGAAGTCATACTCAGCTTCTTCAGCAGCAACTACTGGAGTACCTTGTGTTTCTTCTTCTTCGTCTAACAGCTTGTTCATTGCCAGCGCTAGATCTTCTTTCTTCATAGCAGAAAGAGCATTAAACGCAGCATTCAACATACCTGCCTTAGTTTTAGGAGCTTTCTTGTCACCTACATTTTTGTCACCCTTACGCTTGGGTGCCTGCTTGGTAACTTCTCCAGCTTTATCTACAGAAGCAATTGACTGCTGCTCAGCGTTCTTTGGATCCATGCCTTCTTCCACGACTTCGTTCTCTTCATCGTAGAGCTCGACTTGATCTTCAGTGTATTGATCAGTCATTATTGACTCCTTTATTTTGATTTGAGTAACGAGAGGAAATTCTTAAACTCACGGACCTGCGTCTCATATTGATACGCGCGCGGAGCATTCTTAATTTCAGTCTCAATTTTTTCAATTGCCTGAGGTTCGATGATACCGTTGTTCCAAACCCACTCAACTCCTTCCATAATCCCATTAACGAAGGCTGCAGGAGCAGATGGATCTTGCACAATGTCTACTGTGTTAAGAACAAAATCGTCTTTGACGTAATTTACACCGTTACGGCTTTCAAGGCTTCCCATACCACGAGTTGAAACGCCAACTCTGACTCCACCATCAAGGAGACCTTTTACAATCTGACCCATAGGTGTTTCCAAAATTTTGGCTTTTCCTACCACATTATCACCATCCCATTCGAGACCAG